CCGGGCCCAGGCGTTCGCCCGCCCGGCGGACGTGTACGTGACCAACGTCGACGCCACGAAGTGGCTGATGGAGCAGCGGCCGGAGTTCTTCGCGCGCTTCGACACGCTCATCATGGATGAGCTGAGTGCGTTCAAGCACCACACCTCGCTGCGGTCGAAGGCCCTGAACAAGATCAAGAGCCACTTCAAGTACCGCTACGGCCTGACGGGCACGCCCAACTCCAACGGGATCACCGACATCTGGAACCAGATCTACATCCTGGATGACGGGCAGCGCCTCGGCAAGAGCTTCTACAAGTTCCGGAACATGACCCAGACGCCCTCCCAGGCTGGCCCTGCGGCCAACATGCTGAAGTGGGAGGACAAGCCGGGTGCGGAACAAGCGGTCGGCGAGCTGATCAAGGACATGACCGTGCGCCACAAGTTCGAGGAGTGCCTCGACGTGCCGGAGAACTTCGAGACGGAAGTGCCCTTCTTCATGCCGCCGGGCCAGGCCACGGTCTACAAGACGTTCAAGCGCGACGCACTGCTGGCGCTGGAGAGTGGCGAGGTCATCAGCAGCGTCAACGCTGCCGGCGTCGCCAACAAGCTGCTGCAGATCGCCTCGGGCGCCACCTACACCGGGGACGCCAACAAGTACGCGGTGGTGGACCCCAGCCGGTACGAGATGATCGCGGACCTGGTCGAGGCCCGGCAGCACAGCGTGGTCTTCTTCCACTGGCGTCACCAGCGGGACCTCCTGATGGAAGAGTTCACCAAGCGTGGCATCACCTTCGCGGTGATCGACGGCAGCGTGAAGGAGCAGGACCGGATGGAAGCGGTGAAGGACTACCAGAACGGCTTCTACCGCGTGATGCTGGCCCACCCCGCCTCGGCGGCTCACGGCCTGACCCTCACGCGCGGCACGACGACGATCTGGGCGTCGCCCACCTACAACCTGGAGCACTGGTTGCAGGGGAACCGGCGGACGTACCGGGCCGGCCAGACGCAGCGCACCGAGACGATCAGCATTCTGGCGAAGTGTACCATCGAGGAGCTGGTCTACCAGCGCTTGGCTGACAAGAACGTGAAGCAGATCAACATCCTGGAGTTGCTCAACTCCGCATTCAAACAGGTCACCCCATGACGGATCGCAGCAAACTGGAAGTCGGTGGCAAGGTCTACGACATCATCACGATGGACGCGGAGACCGCCTTCGGCAAGGACTACACCCTCTCGAAGATGAGCACGTCGGACTACGTGCGCGACCCGCGCTTCCACGTCCACTGCTGGTCGGTGAAGATCGGCGAGGGCCAGACCAAAGTCTACTTCCGGGAGCAGATCACCGAGTTGTTCAACAGCATCGACTGGGCCAAGACGGCGGTGATCGGTCACAACCTGGCCTTCGACGGCTTCATCCTCCACGAGGTCTACGGCATCCACCCGGGCTTCTACATCGACACCCTGTCGATGGCCCGCGCAGTCCATGGTCATGCCGGTCGCCACAACCTGGACACCATCGCCAAGGCACACGGCCTGGCCGGTAAGGTGAAGCAGGCGGCGCTGTACGACATCAAGGACAAGTGGGACCTGACCGAGGAAGAAGAGAAGGCCCTGGCGCTCTACGCCACGGACGACGTGGATGACACCTTCGAGATCTTCTGGGCGATGTACCCCTTCATGCCGGACAGCGAGCTGCGGCTGGTGGATATGACCATGCGCATGTTCTGCGACCCGGTGCTGGAAGTGGACATCCCGCTGGTCGAGGAAGAGCTGAAGGAAGAGCTGGGTCGCAAGATGGTCGCCATCGAGCAGGGCGGGGTCGACATCGACACGCTCATGTCGAACGAGAAGTTCGCCCAGGCCTTGCGCGACCGCGGCGTCGAGCCGCCCATGAAGGAGAGCGTGCGCACTGGCAAGCAGACGTATGCCTTCTCGAAGGCGGACCTCGAGTTCCAGGCGCTCGGCAACCACCCGAGCCGCGACGTGAAGAACCTGTACTTCGCCCGGCTGGCTGCCAAGAGCACCATCGGCGAGACCCGCGCAGGCCGCTTCATCGAGACGGGCAAGGATGGTCAGAAGCTGCCGGTGATGCTGCACTACAGCGGAGCCCACACGCACCGCTGGAGCGCCGGCAACAAGATGAACATGCAGAACCTGCCGAAGAAGGGCAAGCTGCGCCGCGCCGTGATCGCGCCGAAGGGCTACGCGCTGTGCGTGATGGACTCGGCACAGATCGAGGCCCGCGGCATCGCGTGGCTGGCCGGCGAGCAGCGGGTGCTGGACATGTTCCGCGACGGCACCGACCTCTACATCGACCTCGCCAACGACATCTTCGGCAAGCCCGAGGTGCCCTACGGCAAGTCGAGCCCGGAGCGGACGGTCGGCAAGGTTGGTCGGCTGGGCCTGGGCTTCGGGATGGGCTCGCTCAAGTTCAAGGACACGCTGGCCAAGGGCATGATGGGGCCGGCTGTGAACCTGACAGAGCTGGAGGCGGCGAAGGCCGTGTCCACGTTCCGCACTCGCAACCCGAAGATCGTGCAGTTCTGGGCCAAGATGGACGAGGCCATCACGGCCATGATCCTCGGGCGCGATCTGAAGGTCGGCGTGCTCGAGTTCGGCAAAGGCTTCTGTCGGCTGCCGAACGGGCTGTTCCTGCACTACGAGGATCTGCAGGGCACGCCGGTGTTCGACCACCAGGGAGGCGTCTCGTTCAAGGACGTGACCTACAAGGTCAAGGCTGGTCGAGCGAAGCTGTACGGCGGCCTGCTCGCGGAGAACGTGACGCAGGCCATCGCCCGCATCATCGTCGCCGAGCAGATGCTGAAGATGCAGGACGCCGGGCTGCGGGTCGTGATGATGACGCACGATGAGGTCGTCACCTGCGTACCGGTGGAAAAAGCTGAAGAGACCTGCAAGATCATGCAGGAGATCATGTCGACGCCGCCGGACTGGGCCGTTGGCTACCCGCTGAACGCAGAGGGTGGCTGGGACATCTGCTACTCGAAATGAACTGGCGAGACCACTTCCTGAAGGAGATGAAGGGCCTCACGCCGGACGCCAGGAAGGAATACTTCCGCCGTCAGGCGATGGTTCATCACCCCGACAGGGGTGGCGACCCAGAGGCCTTCGCCGCTCTGAAATGGGCGAGCACCCAAGCCTACTCCGGCCCCTGCACCATCTGCGGGGGCCAGGGTTGGTACCGTGAGAAACAGGGCCACTTCACTAAGAAGGTGATGTGCCCGGAATGCTGGAAACCGAGAATATGAAAACGATTGGCGAATGGATCGAAGAGCTGGCTGCTCTGAAGCGCGAGAAGGCTGCCAAGGATGAGGAGCTGAAGGCGATCAACCTGCAGATCCTCGGCGTGGAGCGCGAGATCTTCGACGCACTGGACGCACAGGAGATCACGCGCAGCGAAGGGGCATCTGCGAGTGTCAGCATCGTGACGAGCACGAAGGCTGAGGTCATCGACCGCGAGGCCTTCGACGAGTACGTGCTCGAGAGCCGCAACATCCACCTCTACGAGAAGCGCGTCAACTCGGCTGCCTGCCGTGAGCTGTTCGAGCGCGGCGAGATGATCCCCGGCGTGCTGCCCAAGCAGTATCGTCGCCTGCATCTGAGGAACAAGTGATGGTCCTGCGATTCGGCGACACGTTCATCAATGGCACCAAGGAGAACATGCGTGCTCTCCTGGCTGCCTACCCCGGACTGAAGAAGTCCAACAGCGCCGCTCTCGTGAGCGCCATCCGCAAGCACGAGCGGCAGATCGAGTCGATGCGTTACACGACCATCGACGGCCTGGATGTGCGGATCAGCCGCATTCCGTCAACCCACTGAAGACCCCCATGACCCGCACAACGTCGAACCTGCCAGCAACCTACCAAGCGCAGCTGCTGGCAGAAGCCCAGTCGATCCAGGGCAGGATCTCCTCGCCGGCCACCGGCAAGATCCGCTGGATCGGTAATCACACCATCGCTCTGCCTGACGGACAGGAAGGTGAGGAGCTGGAGGCTGTGATTATCGACTTCATCACCGTCAACAGCTACTTCGACCAGCAGTACTCGCCGAGCAACCCGGTGCCGCCCGCATGCGTGGCCATGGGTTACGACGTGTCCACGCTGGCCCCACTGGAGCAGTCGCCGGTGCCGCAATGCAGCAACTGCCTCATCTGCCCGCAGAACCAGTTCGGCTCTGCCGGCCGCGGCAAGGCCTGCAAGAACACCCGCCTGATCGCACTCACGAGCGTGGCAGACGAAGGTGAAGACCCGATCATGTGGACTGCCAGCATCCCGCCGGTGAGCCTGAAGCACTTCGACGCCTACGTGCAGAAGCTCGCCACGAAGATGAAGACGATCCCCATCGGCGTTGTGACGAGGATCTTCCTGCGCGACGATGTGGCCTACCCCGAGCCGAAATTCGAGGTGGTCAGGCCGCTACGCGAGGACGAGTTCGAGACCTACATGCGCCGCCGCGAGGAGGCCAAGGCCGTGCTCATGACACCTCCCGACCTGACAGGCTACCGCTCGCCGAATGGCGCCCCGGTGCGCTTCCAACCGAAGCCCGGCGCCGCTCCGGCAGCAGCTGCGGCCAAGCCGCGGAGGGTCCTGCGATGAGCCGCTCGATCCTCACTGAGGTTGACGAGGAGGATCTGAACCTGGCAGAGCTGCAGGCCCGCCGGGCCAAGATCCACAAGGAGGCCACGGCCAAGCTGGTGGCCCTCCAGAACAAGCAGAAGGCAGAGATGGCCAAGCTGCAGCGGGAGATCGCCCGCACGCTCGAGCGCGTCGACAGGGAGTGGGCGGCAGCCCAGCCTAGTACCCAGAACTAAGTACGGAGTACTTCGATGGCAGCAGTGACGAATCGCGGCTCTGTCCTCTTCTGCGAGGGCGAGAGCATGGATGTGCAGCGGGTGGCGAGCGTGCTCGCGTGCCTGCTGGAGAAGCGCTTTGAGCAGGCTCGGCTGTGGATGCCTGCTCACTGGATGGTGCATCCCGACAAGGTTGAGGCCTTCGAGGTGCGCGCGGATGAACCCCTGACCGATCTGTTCGGTCGTCTCGTGGAGTTGAGCAGGAAATGAAGTACCCAGTGATCGGCATTGCCGGCAAGGCCCGGACGGGCAAGGACACAGCTGCGGCGATGCTGCTGGAGGAGTTCGGTGGCTACCGGTACGCCTTCGCTGACCCCATCCGGGGCATGCTGAAGGCCATCGGTGTGGACATGTCGCAGAAGCTCTGGCAGGACCTGAAGGAAGAGCCCATCGAGCTGCTCGGCGGCAAGTCGCCCCGCTACCTCATGCAGACGCTGGGGACGGAATGGGGCCGGCTGATGGTCGACAAGGACATCTGGCTGAACCTCGCCGGCCACTACCTCACCCACACCGGCCCCGGCATGATCATCAGCGACGTGCGCTTCGCCAACGAGGCCGAGTGGGTGCGCAAGCACGGCGGGCTGATCATCCACTTGGACCGGCCGACGGCCATCAAGGTGCGTGAGCACGAGTCCGAGAGCGGGGTGCCGGTGGAGAAGGGCGATGTCCAGATCCTCAACGAGAGCACCAAAGAGCATCTGCGCAAGCAGCTGATCAAGGCAGTATCACCGGAGTGAATACGTCATGAGCCGCAAACCTGAAACCGACTTCATCCAACGACTGCATCGGAAGATGGGAGCGGTCAAGCCGTATCACATGAAGCTCAACAACCCGCTGACCGCCGGCATCCCGGATGTCTACTACAGCGGCAGCGGTGGTGAGCTGTGGGTTGAGTACAAGTACGACCCGAAGGCCGGGATGGGCAGGAAGTTCGTCCTCCCGGCTCTCTCCCCTCTGCAGATCGCCTGGATGAACGGGCGGTACAAGGAGGGCAGGCAGGTGGCAGTGATCCTCGGCTGCATGAAGGGGGTCATGATCTACACGCACGGCAAATGGGCGGTACCGATGGCACCGTCTTTCTTCGAGCAACACCTGGTCAGCGAGCAAGAGGCTGCTGACTGGATCAAATCAAGGACACTGAAGGATGTTGGCATTGGCATCACTGGTGATGAGCTTCCTGCTGAAGCTCATTGAGGTCGCGATGAAGACCAAGACCGGCACGGTCGGGGTCGGCGGCGGCGTGGCTGCACTGGGCATCGCCGCGGTCAGCTGGGCTGTCTGCAAGGCCAAGGAGCTGTGGCACCTGAGCGAAGAGGTCGGCGCAGAGCGCGGCAAAGGTCTGTTCCTCTTCAGCTGGCTGTCTCCCTCGGTCATCGCCAAGAATCACGAGAACGTGATCAACTGGATCAAGCTGCAGGGCCCGGAAGTGCAGCAGCAGTACAAGGAAGCGCTGGCTTACTGAGCAGCGCCGTATCGTGACGAGCAGGATCAGGCCTGCTGCAGGACCATATCGTGACGAGCTGGATAAGGCCAGCTGCTGGACCAAGTACCCTCTCAACCTCGCCTGACTGGCAACCCAAGGAGTTCACCATGATCCCTGCAATCCCCTTCCTCGGCCTCGCAATCACCGCTGCTGTCACGTACATCGCCAAGCAGGGTATCGACATCGCCAAAAACTACTACAGCCGTACAGACCGCGCTGCAGAGCGGGAACACGAGCTGAAGATGACTGAGTTGAAAGCGAAGCTCGACACCGATGCCGTCGTCAAAGAGGCCTTCGGGGCTCTGAACGCGCTGAAGTCAGCACGTGCTGCCTTCGCTGCGGAGGAAGCCAAGCTGCAGGCCACGGTCAAACCTGGCTCGAACCCCCGCACCTTCAAGAGCAACTGACATGATCAGCTTCGTCATCGCCTTCGCTGTCCTGGCGCGCATCCTCTTCGGCATGTGGCGGGACAGCCAATTGCCCCCCGCCATTCAGCTGCGCCTCCCGGAGTACGACGAGGCGCTCGAAATCCGCATCGAGCCGAAGACAGCGATGGACTGGGTGGTGAACGCCTTCATGTTCTGCGTGCTGGAAGCCCCCGTCTTCCTGGGGGTCCTCGCGCTCTTCCACAGCGACCTCTGGGAGCTTCTGCTCGTCATGTAAGGGGATCACCCTACCCCACATGAAAAGAGGCGCCTGAGCGCCTCTAATCGATTCCTAGCGGGCATCTGCCCGGTTCGGAAGACTTACCCCTGCCAGATACTATGCCTCGTCCGTCTCGTCAGTTTCGACAGGGACGTGGGCAACGCCCTCTTCGTCTGTTTCGTCTTGGTCGTGGGCAACGCGGTGGGCAACCTCGGCGGGCAGCCGTCCCGACTTGATCAGGGCGTCAGTGTCTGCCAGGACTGCCTGCATCTCCTCGTAGGTGGCGTTGTTGCGCAGCATGTTGGCACGGTGGCTGATCACCCGGACGTTGCCCTTCACGTAACCCAGCAGCGGGTTGATGCGGTCAACCGACGGCACGCGCATGGGGGTGCCCAGCACCGGACAGATGGCTGGCACGACCAGGTCCTCCGGCAGGATGTCGAAGTCACGCTTGCGCTTGATGGCGCGACGCTTCGCGTACTCGTACAGGCGCATGGCAGGGTCTTGGTCGGCACGCTTCTGGCGCTGGCGGGCAGCGATGCAGGCCTTGCAGATCGTGCTGTAGCCAGTCTTCGTGTCCTTGCGGGGGCTGAAGTCCGAGATCATCTTGATCGTCAGGCAGCCCTTGCACTTCATCGTCAGCAGGGTCGGGAGGATGGTGGCTTTGGCAAACTTGTCACGGGACATCTTGGGGTTTTCTCAGAACTCAGTACGGAGTTCTTGGAGGAAGTTGATCAATGCGTGCATTTTATCGGAACTCTTGACACCTGTGTTGTAATTGATACAAGGATTCACAATCCAGAAACATTCGCGGTTGGCAGGCGTTCGCACCGGGCTGAGCCCCGTGTAGTAGCTGTAGCAGATGTAGTACTGCACTACAACACTCTAAGTCGTTGATTCTTCAGGGGAAAGGTGCGTTTGTTGCACTTCTGGCCGAAAAATTCATCAGTTGGCTATAGGGGGAATATCTAGATGAGAACCCTTCTCAATGGTGAATGCTATCGCTCTCTCAATATGAATTTTTTAATTGTAGTACTACAAGTACTACAGTACTTGAAAGGCCTTTAGAATCAACGACTTAGCGGTGTAGCAGGTCTCGAGACCACCCAGCAAACGTATGGGGTTTTCTGCTACACCGACATCGCAAACGCAAGCTCCCGGGTGGGTGGAGGCCCGGGAGCAGGTCGAGATTGTTAAATCGCGGTCACTTCGACGCGTACTTGGCGAGCGGCACCGAGCGGTCCACGAGGTCCCTCGTGGAGGCAGCCCCTGCCATCCAGTCGGCGATCGTGCCG